GCGATCTGCCACTTGCGCTCAGCGGCCCATGCGGCGTCCCATGCGGCGTCCCCTGCGGCGGCCCATGCGGCGGCCCATGCGGCGGCCCATGTGGCGTCCCATGCGGCGTCCCATGCGGCGTCCCATGCGGCGGCCCATGCGGCGTCCCCTGCGGCGTCCCCTGCGGCGGCTCGTGCGGCGGCGGAAATTTCGCCTCGTGCGAATGCGCGCGCCGCAGCGATGGCCTCACGCGGACGAGGGTCATCCGGATAGCGCGCCTCGTACAGGGACAGTACGCGCTCAGCACAGTCGGCGGCGAGCAGGCGCGCACTCCGTTCCGTCCACGTCGCCACGACGCGGAGCAGCCGCGCTTCCGCCGTCACGATCTTGTACTCTGCGGTGACGATGGTGCCCCGCGCCTCCGCCTCATAGATCATCGGCCCCAGCCAGAACATGAGGTCGGCCTCGCGGCACAGATGATAGCCTCGTCCGCACGGCCGGGGATCGGCAATCGCCGGCATCCATGCCCCCGGCTGCCCATCGGTGGGGAGGGGCCACGTGCCGTTGCCTCCGTGACAGGGACGGCCATCCGCGCCGAGCACCTTCCAGAGCCTCATTTCGTCCTCCCGACCATCTCTCGCAGCACCGCCGCCGGCCCCTCCAGTGCCGGCAGTACGACCTGCTCCCGTAGTGCTACGGCGGCGCCGTAGGCGAGGGCGGCAATCAGGAGGTAGTGGAGGAGGTAGGCGCGGACCATCATGCGGCCTCCATTCGCGCTGAGGCATCCCGCGCGAAGCGAATCGCCCGCGTCAGATTCGGAAAGTAGCTGCCGGGGAAGTAGTCGCTCTGGGAATCGGCGATCTCACCCGCCCGCTGGACGTGAAAGCAAATGGCGTGCGCCTCGGGCGCGTCCTTCCCGTTGGCACAGAAGGACACGACGTGATCGCCGAAGCGTGCCCGATACTGGCCTCGGTCGTCGTGCTCGACGTGGCCGAAGCGCGCGAGCTTCTTGACGGCGTTGGCGATCGTCATCGCTGGGCCCCCATCTTCCTGCGCCAGTAGGCGCGGACGCGGCAGGCGGCCGAGCAGTACCGCCGCCACCAGAACCGCGAGGGGGCGAGCGTGGCGCCACACTCGGCGCACACAAGGGATTGCACGAATCCCGGCGGCGTGGCGCTTTGCGGTGCGTTCACGGGCGTTAAACGGCCGCCCCTGTTCTTGCCCGCGTCCTGCTCGTCCCCGATCACGAGGCGAGCGTATACGCCCACGCCGGGAGTCTGTCAAGCGGGCTTACCAAGGTGGCGCCGTGCGGCTCCGGCGGGGCGCGCTTGACACGTCTTTCGCGTCCGTGCTAGAGGCAATCCCATGGGCAAATCGAAGAAGCCGTCCAACGCCGTGGTCGAAGCCATAGAGCGGCTCGGCGGGCCGGTCAAGGCGTCCTGTATCGCGGGCGTGAGCAATGCCACGATGTATGCATGGCGTGACGCGGGCCGTGTGCATCGGGCGGTGCCCGCCGTCTTGCTCGCCCGAGCGAGTGGCGTCTCGCTGGAACGCCTGATCGGGCTACCGGAACCAACGGGCACGGACGACCGAGCGGCCTGAACTGCTCCTATCCCACGGGGGGTGGTGGTGGACGGCGGGGTGGAGCAGCACGAGGACGGCGCGGCGAGCGCGGGCGGAGCGGCTTGCGTCGCGTAGGGGGCGGGGAGCGCGGCGAGGTCCGGTGAGGCCTCGCCGCGTGGTGGCGGCATGAACGGCCATAACGCGGCCGATTCCGCCGCTAAGTACGCCGCATTCCTATCCATCAAGACGCAGGGCGGTACAGCGCACGGGTTCGCGCCGCTCTGGATGCCAGACTTCCTCTTCGACTTTCAGGCAGCACTGGTCGAGTGGGCCATCCAGAAGGGTCGGGCCGCAATCTTCGCCGACTGCGGACTCGGCAAGACACCGATGCAGCTCGTGTGGGCAGAGAATGTCGCGCGGAACACCAATAAGCGCGTGCTGATTCTCACGCCCCTCGCCGTGGCGGCTCAGACTGTACGTGAAGGTGAGAAGTTCGGCATCGCGACGCATCGGTCGCACGACGGCAATCTCACGGGTCACATCATCGTAGCCAATTACGAACGGCTCCACTATTTCCGGCCCGAGGACTTCGCAGGCGTCGTCTGCGACGAGAGCAGCATCCTTAAGCACTTCGGCGGCGCTACGCAGAAAGCACTCACGCGCTTTATGCTGAAAGTGCCCTATCGGTTGCTCTGTACGGCCACGGCGGCACCCAACGACTACGCGGAGCTCGGCACATCAAGCGAGGTGCTGGGTGTACTTGGGCATAGCGACATGCTGAGCCGCTTCTTCGTGATGGAAGACGCGAAGCGACATCGCATGAACGAGGTCAAACTGGCGCGCGAAGCCCGAACGGGAAACTACTTCCAGAAGCTATCCTATCGCGTGGCGCAGCAGATGGGTGCCTGGCGCCTGAAGGGGCATGCGGAAGTACCCTTCTGGCGATGGGTGTGTTCGTGGGCGCGGGCATGCCGGATGCCATCCGACATTGGCTTCGAGGATGGGGCCTTCAGCCTGCCGCCCCTGCTTGAGCGGGAGCATATCGTGGAACCCGTGACGCCACCGAATGGGATGCTCTTCACGTTGCCGGCGTTTGGTCTCGCGGAAGAACGCGATGAACGACGACGAACGATGACGGAGCGATGTTCGCTTGTCGCGGGATTGCTCGCACACGCCGATCCTGCGATCGTGTGGTGTCACCTGAATGCCGAGGGCGACCGGCTCGCTGCCATGATTCCCGACGCAGTGCAGGTGAAGGGTGCTGATGAGTCAGAAGCGAAGGAGGAAGCGTACGGCGCCTTCGCGGCCGGCGCGGTGCGCGTGCTCATCACGAAGCCGAAGATCGGGGCATGGGGGCTCAACTTCCAACACTGCGCTCACGTCGTCACGTTCGCGTCCCATTCGTACGAGCAATACTACCAATCCGTGCGCCGATGCTGGCGCTTCGGGCAGACCCGACCTGTCACGGTGGATATCGTGGCGACAACGGGCGAGCGCCACGTGCGTGACAACATGGTGCGCAAGGCCAAGGCTGCTCGGGAGATGTTCGATGCTCTTGTCGCGCAGATGAATGCCGCGATGCACATTCCGCGGGAGCCCGGGCACAGCATAACATTGGAGATACCGGCATGGCTGTGAGGGAACAGGAGATTGCCGAGCGGTACGCGATCTATCTCGGCGACTGCATCGAGGTCATGCGCGACTTTGGGGCCGGCGTGGTGGACCTCTCGATTTACTCGCCGCCCTTCGCGGGGCTGTACCAGTACAGTTCCGATGAACGGGACTTATCGAACTGCATCGACCGAGGCGAGTTTTTCGAGCATTACACATTCGTCGTGCGAGAGATCCACCGCCTGACGAAGCCCGGTCGGATGACGGCCGTTCACTGCACCGACATCCCAACCGGGAACTCGGGGCTCGATGCGCTAATCGACTTTCCGGGGGAAGTGATCCGACTCCACGAGCAGCACGGATGGAAGTTCATTGCGCGCTATCACGTGTGGAAGGAGCCCCTCACCGTACGCAACCGAACAATGACCAAGAGTCTACATCACAAGACGATGACGGAGGACTCGACCCGATGCAGCATTGCCAATGCGGATCAGTTGATCGTGTTTCGACGGAGCGGTCAGAACGCGATTCCGGTTGTGCATCCGCACGGGTTGCTCGAGTACGCTGGCGCGCGGCCGATGCCGAACGACATCCTTCAGTACCGGAACTGGCAGGGGAGCCAGTTGGAAAATCGGTACTCGCATTGGATATGGCGGCAGTACGCGTCAGCATTCTGGGACGATGTGCGGATAGACCGCGTGCTCCCGCATCGTTCGGCGCGTGATTTCGAAGACGAGAAGCACGTTCATCCGTTGCAACTCGATGTGATCGACCGGTGCGCTGTGCTCTGGTCGAATCCTGGTGAGACAGTGCTGACGCCGTTCATGGGCGTCGGATCGGAGGTCTACTCCGCGCTCCGAGCGGGCCGGCGAGCGATCGGGATCGAGTTGAAGCCGAGTTATTTCCACCAGGCGCAGTTGAACATTCAGCAGGCGCACCGCCGCGACGAAACCGACCAGGCGACGTTGGATTTCGATCATGATGATGCCGGTGGGGCCTCGGTTGCCACGGGGGACGCATGAGCGAGAACGGGACCCATCTACTCCGCACCTTCGATGCCGTGCTTCTTGAGGCGCACCGGGCGAATGCGCGGTACGGTCTACCCACTTCGACGCACGAGAGTCTCGGCGTACTCATCGAGGAGATGGACGAACTCCGCGAAGCCGTCCGGGGCAACATCCTTGTTGCGGTAGAACGCGAAGCGATCCAGATTGCTGCGGTGGCGATTCGACTGGCTGACGCATGCCATCGAGCCGTCGCGAGCGATGGGACCGACGCCCCAACGCCATTCCTTCTCCGGAGCCTGCCATAATGGCTCGTCCCGCCGCCCGCGCCGCTATGACCTTCGCGTTGCCCTGGGAGCCCGACGTGATCCTCCCAGCGCAGTACCAGCCCCGGGGGATAGAGCAGCCCGAGCGCCGCCTCCTCATCGCCGTGCTGGAGGACGCGCTGGACATCATCCGCAAGCCCGTGCCCGCCGACTGCGCGCGCAGTCACGCACGGCATGCGGAGATATGGGCGTGGTTCCAGTCGCGGGAGCGGGGCCGCGTCTTTGCGTTCGACATGATCTGCGAGGTGCTCGGCTTCGATGCGGACGCGGTGCGTGCCACGCTCACGGACTACGCGCCCCGGCCGATGGGAACGCCGCCGCGTCCCGGCGGGAACCCGCCGTACCACGGGAAGATCGGGCCCTGCATCCTGTCCCTGCTGCGGGCCTACGGGTCCATCCGCTGCCGGCAGCTCTGGCGCATGGTGCGGGCGATCCTCGGGTACGACGTGGCGGAGTCGGCGGTGGACTCGGCGCTGCGGACGCTGCTCGCGCACGGCGAGGTGACGCGGGACGGGTATGCGTGGAGAGTGACGGGGTGACGCGGCAGAGCGGCAAGGCGCGGCGCAAGCGCACGGCGTGCATCGGGAAGACCCGCTACAGGTCGCTGGAACTCGCGCAGTCGTGGTCTCCTCGGGATCAGGCCATCTACCAGTGCGAATTTTGCCAGAACTGGCATCATGGACACCGAACGCCAAGACAGCAGGCGACGGGATGAAACGGCCCCGATCGAACCGGCATCCGCAAGCGCCACGGCCCCTAGAGAATCCATACGTGGACATCGTGCCGCGGATCAGAAGCTCCGTGGCGGAACTACCCGGGCTCGACAAGGGAATCGCGCATGCGGTCCACCTACTTCGCGCGGGTGGCGTAGAGACATATCAATCCTGCGAGGGGTCGTGGCTCTGGAAGCCTGGCAAGCACGCCTTCGCGGAGCCAACCGTGCAGTTCCACGGCACCGCGCACGATGGCCTGCGCGCCCTGGCTTGGGCGCGACAGCATGGCCTGCCGGTTCGAGAGTTGCGGCGGGTCTGGAAGGTCCAGGACGGCGAGTTGGTCGGCCCCACGTGGGAACTCACCTTCTCGAAAGAAACAAGATGACCCTCGACCAGCACAACGAGCCTCGTAAGTACCGCGTCACGCCCGATCGCGTAGACGAGAAGGGCCGCTACGTCTGGGCGTGTCCGCGCTGTGGGCATATCAACCGGAATCGCACGGCGTTGCGGGCACGCGGGTGTGCGTGTGGAACTCATGTCGTGCTTGTCGTCGGCGGGAACCGATTGACCAAAGAGGACAGCCTTCGCGCCGCGGCCTACCGGCACTCGGCGGGGCGGTGCTTCCTCTGTGGGGGTGTCCTGTTCGTCCCGTTCACGGTGGATCATCTGCGTGCTCAAGCCAATGGTGGCCCGCGTCGCGCGTTCAGCAACGTGGCCGCTGCACATCGAGAATGCAACGTCTTCAAAGGCTGCTGGAACCTGTCCACTTTCCGCGCAGAAGCGCAGCGGGCCATCAACGATGCTGCCGAATTGGCCGGGATCGTACCGCCCCGGGTGCCGCGTCTGGAACTGGAGAAGACGGGCACTAAACCATGACCCCCGAGCAGCGCCAGACCGTGCGGCACACCATCGCCGCCTACCGCGTCGTCGAGGGCATTCTCTCTCGCACTGAAGCCGAGCTGCGCACGGTGCGGAACCGGCTGGAGGCGTTGCAGGGGGACCTGGCGCGGCTACTGCACGAGGACGCGGCGGAGGTGGCGACGTGAAGCGGGAAGAGGCTCTTGAGCGCGTGGCGGAAGCCGCGACGGCGTTCCACTTCCATTTTGGTATCTGCTCACTCAGTGCCGTGCAATTGGTTCGATGGGTGGGTGAGTACCACGAGCTGATTGGGCGCCTAGAGTTTGCCCTTGCCGACCTTCGCCATGCCGAAGTCGCCGGACCAACAGTCGAGGTGGTTCAGCCGCGATGCGAGAAGCGAAGGCAACGCGGGCGGAGGGCGACGTAGGTGGCACGCATGCGAACGATCAAGCCCGAGACCTTCACCAACGAAGCTCTTGCGGCGTGCTCACCCCTCGCCCGCATCGCCTTCCCGGGCCTCTGGTGCCACGCCGATCGCGAGGGACGACTCGAAGATCGGCCGCAACGACTCGCCATGCTCATACTTCCGTATGACCGCGATGTGAACTTCGACGCGCTGCTGTCCGAACTCGAGACCGCCGGCTTCCTCGTGCGCTACGAAGTTGGCGATGGTGGACGCTACATCCAGGTCCTCAACTTCACGAAGCACCAGCGCCCGCATCCTCGCGAATCTGCAAGTGAAATCCCGGCCGCGCCAGAGACAGGCAAGAGCAAGACTCGGCCGCGGAAAGGTGCGGCCTCGCCGTGTAAAGGTGCGGCTGACGACGCATCTAGGACAGCATCAGCCCGTCAGGGTTTCAGGGTTTCAGGTTCTCAGGAACAGGAACAGGAACAGGAACAGGAACAGGAACAGGAACAGGAACAGGAACAGGAACAGGAACAGGAACAGGAA